GTGAGGAGTTGCCTTCGCATCTCATCCCACGCACCGCCAGTTGGCAGTTCGATTTGTCCTTTGTCTAGGACCGCCTTCAAGTCATTAAGGAGTTCCACCTTCTTCGCCTTGGTGCCACCGAAGTCAAACCCTCGGAGCGGGCGGATGATGCTGAACTCCTGTTGAAATAGTCGTCCACCAAGTCCTGTGGAATCGACGATGGTGGTGCAGTACGCACCGTCTTGCTGGTATAGGAGGTGTCCTTCGCGGACCATGTTCACGACGGCAGAGATGCTCTGCTTGCCGCCACGCTTTCTAATCCGCGTGCCGCGAAGGAGTTTTCTGTCAGTGATGTCGAGTGTAATCGCCCACGTTGCGTCATGTGAAATCCCTGGGTCTACACCCTGGACATACTTATGGTGACGTGTCGGGCCTAACTCTTCGACTCCTGATTTGAATACTGCCTGAATGGACTGGGACCAGAAGAATGCGTCCCTAGCCTCAATGAAGAATCCGTCAATGTTCTGGGGGATGAGGTACTCGGCTTGCTGCCGAACGACGTCATCAAAGTTCTCCTGCGTCAACCCGTACCCGATGTTATCACGAGTGGACAATCGGAACGAGATGAACTTGTCGTCGCGGGCTGGGTTCTCTGGGTTACCTTTTTCCCACAGGTCCGCGTATTCGTTGAATCCCTCGGTCGGTGTGCCGATGAAGTGGAGTGGACCACCAGTGGAGAGTCGTCGTAGGTTGAGTACCTCTTGGTAGATCATCAGCAAGTGTGGCTCAAACGCCGCCTCGTCGAACGAGATGCCGTTCATGTCCTTACCGAGGAGAGCCTTGGCTCGATCCTGTGTAGTTCGGAAGTGGATGCTCGCTCCGCCCACGATAGGGTTGAACTTGATCCACGGATACTCACCGCGATACTTCTTGGTGGTCTCTACGATCTTACCAAGTTCCTTGACCATCGGGCAACCACGACCTTTTTGGGCGGGGTGCTGGCCAGTGAGGATGGTCTCAATTTCTCGGAAGACTAGCTCTGCGGTCTCCTGCTGGATACCGATGTGGAACCAGTCATAGGGAGAGTCTAGCCACGCAAGGTGGGACTGGGAATCACCATATTTCGGGTTTGGAAGTCCCAGTTTGTACAAGGCGTGGTGGAAACAGACCACCGCCATTGCCATCGTTTTGCCCGCACGGTTGCCAGCGGATACGACTGTTGTGATGTATTTCGGTCGATACCCAGATTCATCGCGCTCGGAGCAGGACTTCCACCATGCAACCTGTCCAGGATTTCCCTGGATGCCAAGCCACCTGCGAGCAAAGAACTCGATGTCAGAGCGACCACGAGCCAGATCGACCGCAACCTCATTGGCTAGTTGCTTCAAGCCTTGTTGCGCTTGCTGATCGCGGCTGCCTTTGCACGGGCATCCGTCTTGCTGCTGGCGCCCCAAGCCTGAAGGCTAAGGAGCAAGCGCGTCGGTCGACCTTTCGAATCACGCTCTGGACCAGGCATACCGCCCATGCGGGCGAGGAATGAAGCTCGTCGGGGATTGTCCCCACTCTTGACAGGAGCCTTCAGTGTGCCGCCAGTCTGCGCCTTGTAGGACGCGCGACCCTTGGCATTGAGTCCGCCCTGCGGATTCTTGCCTTCCTTGCGTTGCCATGCAGCACTCTTGGGCATCAGATAACTCCTTCGGCAGCAGCCGAATTCATGTGGTGGGTATCGTGGACAACTTGGCCATCAACTGGGTGGAATGGTCCACCAAGGTCACGCCAGAAGATTGCGTCTGCAAGGTCTGGGTTTGCCTTGCCCATGTCCGTTGTCCATCGGGCGGTTGTTGGGCGGTGCATCACCTGGGTGTAGTTCAGAATTCCGTACCCATCAGGAATGATGCGGTCTGCTCCATTGGTTTCTTCTCGGTACCCTGTACGCTGTTGCGTACAGTATACAGCGCCCCAATCGGGGTTGTCAAGTAGAGCCTTGAGCATGACCTCAAACTTGGTCTCTGAGGGCATGGAGCCATTGTCCACATAGACAATGGCATCCGCCTTCGTCCTGTCCAGTACGTAGTTAATCTTGTTGGAGTATGGGATAACCGCATATCGGTTACCATCTCGTGGCGTTGGCAAGAGGATGGGGGTCACGTTCACGCGCCAGAGTTTGTCTAGGGCCGCGCTCGCAACGTCAAAGTCATCTTGCCCTTCGCACATAATCCAAATCTCATCTGGAATCTTGCTAGAGGTTAGGACTCGCTCAATGAGCGGATAGGTATTCTCGTGTCGACCGTACATGGTCATGATGACCGCGAGCTTCAACCCTTAATTCTCCTAATGATCTCGCTGGTAGAGATGCCCTCGGTGTACGGGATGTAGAGCATCTCAATGCCCTTCTCATCCAGCCACGGCTGGCTGACGTTCAACTGCTTCAAAAGGCTCTCTCCAGTCCAGTCATCGCCGTGGGCAATGTACTTGATCTTGCAGTCAACTGGCATCGTGTTGATGGTGATCCAACTGTCTTCGTTCCCGATGTTGACAAAAACCTTGTCTACGAATCTACACGCCTCAACCGCGTCGTAACGTTCGGCGAGCGAAAGGATCGGCTGCCGCTTATACCGAGCGGCAAACTGATCCGTGTTTAGTGCGACGACAACCTTGCCGTACTCGGCACATCGGCTAAGGAAATTGATGTGCCCTGAGTGGAAGAGGTCAAATGTCCCGCCGACATAGACCCAATTGTCGGACATTAGCCCTTCTTCTGGACGCCGTACTCAGTGGAGTTAGGGTCAAGAGCCTTGACGACGATCTGGAGGGCAGACGCCAAGCCTGCGCTGATGATCGTTCGGAAGTCGCCGCCGTTGATGTCCAGGAGCGGGATGCCCAAACCAAGTGCGACCGAGATCGACACGGTGAGGAACGTCCGAACTGCATCAAGCAGCATCTCGTCAATCTTGCTGTTGTCTGCGATGTACTTGAACCATGCGCCAATCTTACCCACGGTGGTCTTCTCCTTCTTAGCGGCCTCAGCCGCGCTTCCTGCCAGAGCCAGACCCTTTGCTCCGATTGATGCCCAGTCGACCTTTTCCAGGGCTTTTACAGCCACATCCAACTCGGATGGTGTCTTAGTACCAGATTCTACTTTTCGAGCCTCTACGGGCTTCGTAGGTGCCTCTACGTTGATTGTGGCAGCCACTGGAGCGACCACTGGGGCAGGGGCAACCACTGGCACAGCGATTGGCGCTGGAGCGGCAACCTTGCCTGGGTGGGTGACGATGAGGAGCGCCTTGAAGTCAGCCTTCAACTTGCCAGCCTTGACCTTGCTGTTGGCGATCTGGCGCAACTGCGCCTCCGTCACTGGTACGCCGAACTTCTCCGCAGCGACCTTCTCATCGCGCGTTGGACACGCCCACTGCCAGCCGTGATCTTCGCACCAGCCAGCGGAAGTCATGTGGCCGTAGCCGAGCTTGATCTTCTCTGGCTTCTGCTTCGACCACCACTTGTGCCAGCGGTCGTGCCACGCCGAGATCTTTACGCCTGCTGGGTATTGCACAGGCTGTTGCACCCAGACCATCAACGCCGCGCCAGCCTTGGCAGCGGCAACGGCGTCTTCCCAACTCTTTGCGTAGCGAGCCTTGCCACCTAGGTGCGCGATGACCTTGACTGCCTCTGGAAGGGAGCCGCCGTTATCGCTGACGCCTTGCTTATCGACGCGCTTGAGTGCAGCCTTCTGCGCCGCAACACCCTGGGCCGCGCTGTAATCTACCGTGTAGCCAGAGGCCCACGAGACAGCAGCAGCGCAAGACGACCACGTGCAGTCATCAAGGATCTGCTTGGCGCCCTTCTGCTGGGCTTCTGCGTCAGAGTAGAGTTGCGACTTGACCCGATATTGCATTCGTTAATCCTTCCAGCGTAGTGGTCCAGTAAGGAACCACACTAGCGTCAGACCCGTGAAGATTGCTGACATGGTGTCTTTTGTTGCCCCGTCTGGCAGTACGACTACCGCGAAGAGCAAACCGAGGATCGTCCATGATCCACCGACGAGATCGTTAATAATGCGTGAAATCATTTCTTTCTCCCTGTGTTGGAGGCTGCGACAGCAGCCGCTGCTGCTTGAGCTACCTGGCTTACGATGATTGCCACCGCAACTGGTTGAGCCTGCTTCTTCTCCTCGACCGAGAGATCATTGCCTAATGTGGTGAGTGCTGAGACTGCCTCCCCAAGCGCCTGGGCTACTGCGTCCGCTGGCCCTTCAGGAGCCACGCTAGGACTTGGAATTGGTTCAGGACTCGGAGTGACTTCTTCGCTTGGAGTCGGGCTTGGAGTCGGCGTTCCGCTTTGTTCTGGACTAGGATCTGGAGTTCGCGTTGGAGTTGGTGATGGTCGCTCACTCGGAGCTACCGTTGGGGTAGGGCTTGGCGTAGGCTGCGGAGTTTCAGTCGGAGTTGGATCTGGGCTTGGCGTCGGCTCTTCAGTCGGAGTCGGAGTCGGCTCTGGTGTAGGCTCTGGCGTCGGCTCAGGCGTCGCGCTGGGTGTAGGCTCTGGCGTCGGCTCAAGGCTAGGCTCCGCACTCGCGCTCGGCAATGGGGTCGGCTCCACTGGTACTGGATCCCACGGTCGATTTGGCAGACAAATCTGCGTCCACGGATCTGGTTCGTCCGCCCACCAGAATGGACCCCATAGTTTCCACTCCCCCGTGTACGGATTCGTTCCCCCGCACCAGATTTCCTGCTGGTTTGCATAAGCAATTCTTGGAAGAACAAGGCTTACTGCGACTAGAAGTACCAACAAGGCTGCGGAACGCAATCATGACTCCGATTCTCCGACCCTTAATGGCTTGATTTCCGTTGCTTCAATGATCTGGTAGGTGGCACCTCCGCCCAGAATGCCCGCAAGTTGCAGTGCAACCTCACGATCTGCGCCCTTTTCCTGGCGTCGGTCGATCATTTCCTGTGCACGAAGGCCTTCTGCCAGCGTTGGGGTCAAATCCCCCTCCTGAACCGCGCTGTGTACGTAGTCTCGTACCAGCATTGCCAGGTCGCCCGTTGCCTTGATGGTCTTCTTCTGCTTCTGTAGGTGCTTTACTGCGGAGATTCGCTTGTGTTCGTGGTCTTCGGTGAGGTGATCACGCTTGTGCTTGCCAAGGGTGATGCGGGAGATATAGTGTCCAGCGTCCGCAAGCCACTTCGAGAGCTGCACATCGGACATTCCGTCGCGCATCTTCTTGTTGATGGCCTCAACCAGAGGGCTGCGGCAAACGTGGCAGCCCGTGAGGACTGGTGCTAGGTCAGTCACGTGCCTCCAGCGCGGCAGTCAGCGCCAGCAGCGCGTCAGTCCGAGTTGCGCCAGTTCCTGTGACAAGCGGCTCGCCGTCCATCTTGTCGGATGCAATGGCAGTCCACACGCCGTCAATCTGATCGAGCAGGATAACCTGCCATCCCTTGACCGAAGCGGCAACAGAAGCGGCGTTCAGTGCCTGTAGTTCAGCGTCCATTACGCACCGATCCTTCCAAGGCTTAGTGCTGGATACACGCCAGCGACCACCGCCGTGTTGAGTGCGCCACCTGATTGCTGCAACGCTGTCATCGTGACCAGATCATTAGCAGCCAGATACAGGTTGGTGCTTACCGAAAGGATCGTTGAGCCAGCTGGCGCTGCAAGAACATTGACTGATCCAGCGTCTGCGCCATTGACTGCGATGGTCAGTGTGCGCCGACCAGTTGCATTGGCAGCAAAGGCAATGTTGGCGGTGACGCAGTAGAAGCCAGCCTGCCCAACGGCGATGCGGTCGTTGGCATTGTTGAACCAACTCTTTGGATCATAGGTTCCAGTGGTCGGTGTTGTGCTTGCCGTGTCCAACAAGATTGTTGTTGAGGTGTTGTTCGTTAGCGACTGCGCCGCAGAAGCGACGCTGGCACGCACCGCCCAAAAAGAGTTATCGCCATTAATATTCAAATCATTAAACGTGACATCGCTGCTCGTCGCAACCGCTTGGCCAATGGAAACGGTCTTTGCTGCTGCATTGGCATCTGCGCCAGTGACGGTGACGCCAGTACCAGCGGCAAGGGTGGCAACGAAGTTTCCGCTGGTAATGCTGCTCGTAGCGTGGGTGTGGACGTCAGAGGCATAACTTGCGCTTAGTCCAACAGTGACAACACCAGCGGTGTCGGTTGACGCCGTGATCGGTGCCGTGCCGTTGACGGCGGTGATGTAGGTTCCAGCGGCCTGGTACGGGTGAGTGTGGACAGATGCCGCAATGCCAGCACTGGAAATGGACGATTTAGTCCAGAGGCTGCTAGAGGTCTTGTATTGAATAATGTCTCCATCAGACGGACTTGCCGCAGAGACATCGTGGAGTTCGTCTAGTTCGTAGCCGTTTTGTACCTTGACAAGAATAGATCCGTTGTTTGATTGAACTCGGACCACAACACCAAGGTATACTGCGTGGCTTGGCTCTGCTGGCGGGGTTACGAATACCAGCGAGCCAGGAGTATTCCCTAGCCAGACGGCTGCACCAGCGGTGGTTGCAGAGGTATCGATGTCGGTGAGATACCCAGCCTCAATGACGTACCCAAATGCATCCGTTGCAATCGCTTCGGCGGTAATGCCAAGCGTCTTAGAGGAAGATGCCTCGGATGTTGCGGAGGCAAGAGAGATCAGCGCATTGTCGCCAGTCGCGCCAGACACATACACCGCAGAACCCTTCGGGATCGTGGTGCCAGTCGTGTTCTTGACGAAGAAGCGGACGACCTGTGCGTTGGTAGCGGCGGTGGCCCCAGTGATCGCGCTTTGGTCAATGCCAACAGTAATTGCTGTGGTGCCAGAGGCGGTGATTGGGGCGGCACCAGTGATGGAGGTGATGTAGGTACCGAACGGCTGGTACGTGCCATCGTGAAGGTGGCTGGTCGTAGAGTAGTTGGCGTTAAGGCTAATGGTTGAGGTGCCAGCGGCGGTTGCAACGCTGATTGGCGATGTGCCGATGATTGCCCCACCAGCGGTCCCAAAGTCTCCAGAAGCCGTACCAGTGAGGACAATATCCCCAACGGTAAGGGTAGAGACCTGAATGTTCCCCGTCGTCGGGGTTTCGGTAATGACTACCGAACCATCGGAGATCTGCAACGCCCAGTCCACAAGGAACTCCTCATGGAACGCATCTGGGAACGTGTGGGTAGAACCAGCCGCGCCGACGAAATCATTGTTTCGCCAGCGGGTGTTGATTACCTTGGTTGAGGTAAAGCGGGACAAGGACTACTTTCCCTTCGCGGTCTTGGCAGACTGCTTGAATGCCTTGGCGGTAGGGGCGCCCTTGCTACCAGGCTTACGCATCTTCTCGCCAGAGCCAGCTTCGATGCGCTTACGCTTGGCGTGGATGTTGGCGTACAGACCTGCTTTTGCTGGCATTACTTATCCCCTTCGTCGAAAAACGCCACGCTCGTCGACTGGACGGCGCTCTGGCTTAGGCTTAGGTACTGGACGGCGCTCTGTCTTAAGCTTAGGCTTTGGAGCTGGGTAAACGTCAAAGAAATCTCGGTCTGGCTTACCGTATACGTCTTCCCGTGGTGGCTTTGGTGGCCTTGGCTCCACTAGGCCAGATGCCTTTTTGCCCGCTGCTTTAGCTGCCGCAGCCTTACCAGCCTTTGTGTATGGGAACTTCTTCCCTCCGACCATTGGCATTACTTCGCCGTCCTTCCACTCTTAAGTGCAGCGAGTCGTCGGCGAATCTCGGCGGCTGCCTCACGGGTCCCGCCTTCTACTCGGTTAGTTGTCTTCGCCAATGTCTTGGTTGCATCATAAATCATCTGCCCACCCTTTTTGACTCGTGCTTCACCAAGTTGCGCTAGATCATAGGCAGTAGACTTGCCAGCAGACTTCAATGCCTCGTTTGAACCATATCGTGTTGGTGCTGTGTATTTTACGCCATCAAATACTGTTTCTGCATTGCTAAACTTTCCAGCAGCATATGTTTGTGTAGCCGAACGCCCTGCTACATTGGCACTGCCCTTTGCATAGCCACCAGTCTCCTTAAGACCCTTGCCAAGTTGAATGGCAGTTTCCGCAGCCTGACCGCGACGAGCGGCACCACGAACAACACGTCCCGCAGCCCCTGAAATTCGGACGGACGCTGGCGCAATCCTCGAAACCTTACCAGCAACCCCTGAAATTTTTCCCAGTACGCCGAATGCCTTACCAACTGGCAGGGCCATGGCAAGGGCCATGGGGTCCGCCTGAAGACCTTTCTTCCCAAGGGTAACGATACCCGAGGTCAGCACCTCACCAGCGTCCTTGAGGCTAATGCTCTTGACGCCAGAGGCGGAGCCAGTAAGTGGCATCCCTGCCTTGAGCTTAAAGCCGATTGCCTCAGAACGACCAAGCTTACGCCCAGCGACGCCAGAGGTACGATTCATTTCCTTCTTCTTTGCCATTAGTCTTCTCCTATGCTCGGCATCGGTAGCAACCGAGCCAAAGGTACGGAAAGCGAGTCAGCCGCTCGCTCCGTTTCAACATCCCATACATGGCTGAGGATGCTATGGGCCGCTGATCCCAGCGACTCCTCCAACGCCTCAACAAGGCGCTCCACCCCTGCCTGGTGTAGGTGGATCAGTTCGTGCGCTACCACCCGTCGGATCTCGTCCTTCTTCTGCTTCCAGAGATCTGGAGAGAAGCGGATGGTAGCGTTATACAGGTTCGTGCTGACTTCTACGTCAGCCCAGGAATCGTCAGGCGGAGCACCAGCTCCTACCGTGACTGTCCAATGACCAAGCCCGAGGATGTCCTTGCAGCGGTTGACGTATTGCGTAACTGCCTTGGACATTCGACCCCCTCTGAATCGGTGGCGTTGTAACTATTACTTACCGCCTCGGCGGGTCACTGGCTTATTTTGTCGGCTGTTTCTGCTGTTAGGGTAAGCAGCCATGTATCCAAAGTCTGGTGAGTTGCGCAGTGTCTTTTCCTTAATGCCCATTGGCTTAGTATTCCCACCTGGCTTAATATCCTTTGGCATTGGAACTGGCTTCTTCCGCTTGTCCTTCTTTGGACCTGGCATTGGACGAGGGATCGGAAGCGGGCGCTTCTTATTCCTGTCTGGCATTGGCTGTCGCTTACCGTCTGGGACTGGCTGCTTCTTGTAACGTGGTCCGCCGCGCTTCTCCTCATTACGAGGGACTGCCTTTTCGATTGGTGCTGGGGTCTTCTTCCCCATCAGAATCTTGCCCTTTGGCATTTTAAACTCCTTGGGTTGCCCCATTCTTAATCTGGCCTAGCGGCCAGAGCGAACTCAAATTAAGTGAGAGACCGTTCTCTGGGAGGGTGAGTTCGTTGCCCCCTCTTTTATCTCCCCCATATAACCAGAAAAACGGGGGTGTTTTGTCGAAAATAACATGGTTAAGATGTCTTAATCTTTATGAGGGAGGCTGTTGAGCACAACTTAACAGAGCTGCGTTAACAAACTGGGCTGAAACCCTTCTCAAAAGGGGGGTGGCCTTATCAGAAGGGGTGTTCATTGCGGGGTTGGGTGTTCCTTCTACAAACGCACACCCCCTCAGACATGCTACGGGGGGAGGGGGGGTGTTAAGAATCCGCAACCTACGCGACAAGGGGGCTTGTCCTGCTAAGACAAGGGCGCTTGTCGAGGGGGTAGGGCGGGCAAGCTAGGCGATACCCCCCCATGGCATAGGCCGTGCCATACCCCCAAGCTACCCCCCCGCCCTAGCCGTACCCGATACCCCCCAAGCTAGGCCATACCCCGTAGGCCATGCCCCGCGCCCCCTAGGGGCTCGATAGCTTGCCCATGGCACATAGTGCCGCCCCGCCCGTTATCGCCCCGCTCCGTTGCCCCTAGGCCTAGGTTGCATTGTTACATTGTTACATTGTTAAGAATTCTTACAATAATAAACACGCAACACCCCCTATGCAAGGGGCAAGCTATGCCCTAGGGTATGCATAGGCGGCCAGTGTGGGCACTAGCTCACGCCCCCGCCTAGCTTGGGGAGAATAAAACTATGAGCATGACGCGACAAAACTATGAGGCGATTGCGGCGGCGCTAGGCCGTGCGGTAGCGGTTGAAGCTATCGAGGATAGCCCCGCACGGGCGGAGCTATGCACGGGGGCGGCCTATCGGGTAGCCCTCGCCGTTGCCGATTGTCTGGCCGATTCTAACCCGCGCTACAATCGGGCGCGATTCTTGGCCGCCGTGCGCATGCACGGCAACGCTACGCACGATGAGCTAGGCGGCACGCCCGCGCTAGTATGGCCGCTAGGCGAAGGGGCGCGATCATGAGGGGGCGGCCTATCGTATCGCTCCGAACGATCGCGGAGCATGAAGCGGCGGAGCGCCGTGCGCGTATGATCCGCCGCCTCGTATGGGCGGCGCTTATTATCGGCACGATCGGGGCGCTGGCGATCCCGTGCTACCCCCTTGCGGGGTACGCGTGCTAGGGGTACAATCGAAGGGGGCGGGAGAATCCCGCCCCCTTAGCCGATAGCATGAGGGGAGAATAGAATCATGAAGGGTACAATCGAGGAAGCGGCGGCGCTCGTTGAGCTTGGGGAACGCATGATCGCGGCGATGAAGCGCGGCAACGCGCTACACGCGGCAACGGCGCGGCGGCTACGGCGCGAAGCTCGAGCGGCGGCGGCATGGCGGGGGCATAGCCTAGGGCGATTCTCGCCCCTGCTACCATCAACGGGGCGGGGCGGCTATTCCGAAGCGGCGTGCGTTGCGTGCGGCGCGGCGGTAAGAATCGAGACTAGCCCCGCCGCTAATAGCATCGACGTAGGCGGCGAGGCCGTCGCCGTATCCTGCACGGGGCGGGTATCATGAGGGCGGGAGAATCCCGCCCCGATAGCATGAAGGGGGCGCGATCATGAGCAGGGGCTATACAATCGACGCGGAGCGGGTAGCCGCCGAAGCTTCGAGGCTAGGCGGCACGCATTGCGCGATTATTACGCGCTACTACGGCGCGACAAATACACGGGGGGCGCGGATTGTTGCCCGCCTAGCGGGGGAGGGTAAGCGCCCACGGGTGTCAATCGGATTCCCGTATGAGCTCAACGAGCTTGGCCGCCATACGGCGGCGGCGCTCGCCCTGCTCGACAGCATGCGGCGCGAGGGCGACGCCTACGCGCCCGTGCTGGTATCGGCGGGCGCTATCGAAGGGGGGTATGCATTCACAATCGACACCCCGCCCGCCTACTAGGGCGGGGGTATTGACACCCCGCGCCGCTAGGCGTAGGGTATGGCGTAGGGCGGGGAGAATCCCCGCCAGAATCGAAGGGGGCACACTATGAGCAGGATCGAGCTCACCATCACCCGCACGGCGGGCGTAAACGGCGGCGGCTATCGGATCGCCGCAATGGTAGGCGGCGCGTATGTGTCGCGGCTATTCTTGGGATACACGCGGCGCGAGGCCGTGCGCCTATTTAGGGCGGCGGTACGTGCAGGGGGTGTAGCATGAGGGGCGGCTGGATTGTACGCCGCCATAAACCAGACGGCGATCACGACACCCTGCACGCAACGTATGAGGAAGCTAAACGCGTCGAGCGCGAGGCGATCATGGCGGCGCGTAATGGGCACGGCATCGCCTACTGCATCACGCTATTTCGAGCGTCGTATGGGCAGGGGCGGGCATCATGAGGGCGGCCTACCATGTGAAGCGGTACACGCCGCACGGCGACATCGACACCCTACACGCAACGCACGGCGAAGCTTGGGGGGCGTATGAGGCCGCCCGTATAGAATCGCAAGGGGGAGCAGGGCTACCCCCGCGCTATCGCATTGAGCTATGGCGTATGGGGCGCGGAAAGCTCGATCCGAAACTCATCACACACGCGGGCAACCATGCGCCGCATGGCCTCGCAACATCAAAGGGGGTGTAATCATGGCGAGGAGCAGAATCACACGGGGAGACATTGACGCGGCGCTCATGGCGCTCAATACTACGGCGGGGCTATCGCATGATGATGCGAGCGGCGACGTATACCGCCATGATGGGCGCGGCTGGATTCTTGGCCGCTACTACGTCATGGGGGCGTATGGCGGCTGGCAGCTCGTGCAGGTAATGAACGACGCGGGCGGCGTGCGGGGTATCTCGCAGGGCTACGCAACGGCGCGGGAGATTCTCGCGGTAATCCATACCTATCGCGGCGGCATGGCCGCTGGTAGGCAAGCGGTAAGGGGGTAATGATGATTGACGTAGAGCTTCACGGCGGGGGCGGTAGCGTCGCCCTGCTCATACCCCGTAGCGATACGGGGCGGGCATGGATTGAGGATAACCTACCGCACGATGCGCCCCGTTGGGGCGACGGCGTAGCGGTTGAGGCGCGATACGTTGCGCAGATTATTGACGGCATGCTAGGCGATGGCCTAGCCGTAGAATAAGGGGGTAAGAATCATGGCGTACCGATACACGGAACTAGACGTGCAACGCGCCCTCATAGGGCTATGCAGGGCGGCGGGCGTACCCGTCGCGGGCGGCGTAGGCACGTATCAGCTACGGGCAGTCGATAGCACGGGCGCGGTGGCGCTTTTCGTACAGATAAACGAGCACGGCGGGCTACGTCGCCTAGTCGAGGGCTACACGGCAAAGACTAAGCGCGAGCAGTGCATGATGGTGCAGGCCTACCGCGAGGGGATTCAGGCCGAACGTGCATAGCAGGGCGGTATGGGCGGCGTACGGTATGGCCGCCCTCATCGTTGCGTGCATCATGTTGAGCTACGTCGAGGGCGTGCGGGGGGCTGAGGAGCCGCCCCGTACCCCGCACGGCGTACCTACTACGGGCGTCGCCACATGGTACGGCGCACGATGCCCGAAGGGGGTGTCGGTGTACGGGCGTACCGATACCTGCACGCCCTACATGAGCGTTGAGGCGGGCGGTCGAGGCGGCGAGCTCGTGCTTTATGCCGCCGTTGGCACGTTTACCTACTACGCCAAGCCGTACCGCGTGCGGGTGTGTGTACGCGGTGGCACAAAGTGTGTCATCGCCGTCGTGCGCGATTATTGCCACGGCGCGTGGGTTGCGTTGCGCAGGCCATGGAGCAGCAAGAGCCGCGTCATCGACCTGAGCCCGACACTATTCCGACAGCTCGCCCCGCTATCGAGGGGCGTGGTGTATGTGGAGATCACAGAGCTGGGAGGTGTACGGCGGGGGTATTGACAGATTGACGGGGGGTATTCTAAGGTAATGCAGTTGGCGCTTGCCAACATAGTAGAGAGGGGAACATGATGGTAAAGACAGGTAGAGAGCTCAGGAAGTCGCTGATTCTAAATGCGGCGGCGGACTACCAGAGTTGGAATAATCGACGGCGTTTCTGGCGTCGGGTGTCTATCACCTGCGCGGCGCTGGCGGTCTTCTTTGCAGGCGTAGCAGTAGGGGGTGCGATCTCATGAGTGCAGCAGCAGAGGTTTACATCACGATTGACACGGCGACATACGACACACGCGACAAGATTGAGAGCGCGGTAGACATGGCTTTGCGCGGACTAGGGTTCGACATCGCCGCAGACGACCGCTATAAGATTAGTCGCTACCAGTCTGGTGTCATCATTGAGGCCAAGAGCTACGGATGCGCTTGGGAAGTATTGGACGATGCCTGGGCGGAAAAGTTAGTGCGTGAGATTCATGCCATTGACGAGACATCTAATGCTGAGGTATACGTTTACAATCTCGATAGGGAGGCAGACGTCTCAGTAATGTCTCGAATGCTATTCGGCGAGTCATACGCTGAGAAGGCTCACGCATGACAGACCAGTTGATGTGCGATTGGTGCGGCGCTCCGATTGAGATTCGAGAGCCGTACTCACCGCTAGATTGGGGAAACTTCCACGTCGGTAAGTGCGTGGAAGAGGCAGCAGCAGATGCGGCTATCTCGACACACGAGGAGATCGGTGTCGAGGCCGCACGAGAGGAGGGGAAACTATGAAGCTCACAACAGAGTACCGTTGCCACAACTGCGGCAAGATGTTTGAGGCCGCAGCCTACTACCCAGCCGACGCCACGCCGCGCTGCCCCGATGAGGGGCAGCACGACAACCGCGTCAGCACCGAGGCCTTGCTTGAGAAGATCAAGAAGTCGATGGGGAGATTCTTTACCATCGTCTTTACCAAGCGCAGCACGGGCGAGAAGCGCACGATGACCTGCCGCTTGGGAGTCAAGAAGCACCTCAAGGGTGGGGCACGAGCGTATGATCCTGCGTCCATGAACCTCATGATCGTCTGGGAGCCGCGCTCGGCTATGTACAAGTCAATCCCAACAGACGCGATTGTCGAAGCGAAGATCGCGGGAAAGGTGTATCAGGTGGTCAAGTGAGCGGAGATTTTGATGATTTCATTATCGTAAGCAGCAGCAACAAGAAGGTAGCTGCTGATGTAAAGAAGGCCTTGCGTAAGAAGCTTGAGCAGGAGCACAAGGAGGCCGAGGAGGAGCGCACCTGCGAGAACTCAAAGCAGTACCCAGAGTGGGAGCATGAGAACGTGAAGCCTCGACCCTTCCGCTATGGCTGGAACGGCGCGGAGAACGCCTACGAGGAATCGGTAGACCTCTGCGACGATTGCTTTGAGGCCACCCCCCATGCTTGATGCCATTTGGTCGCTGGCAAAGTTGATGCTCTTGCTCTTTATGATGGGCTTGGCTACAAAGTGATGACGGAACAGGAAGCACTCAACCTAGTGCTGGAAGCAGTGAAATCGCCGTACACAAAAGTGAACGATGGCGGCGACCTGCACCCAGATAAGGACGATGGGTACATCATAGACCAAGAGCCAGAGGGCGTGGTGTGGATTGCCTCTCGACCAGACCCAATCCTGATTGGCAAGGGGAAATACTCCTACCAGCCGTGGGTGGAAGCCGTCTTAGAGGCGGAGAATCGTGTATACTTACTTGTCCAGAAGGGTCATAAGCGGTCGCGTGCCGTGGTAGACCTGCACTATGAGATGGCGTTAGCGTGCGATGACTGCGGCCTCTGGTCGGCAATCGGGCATCGGCACCCACGAGATAAGTTCTCTACGGAGTACGAGTCTGGCGAGCTTCTGTTGGCGGAGTCATGCGACCCACAAGCGGTGCATAAAATTTTTGGCAAGGAGTTTGACCCAGCGTCAGCCTTTGACCGAGAGCACGCCACGGATTATGGTGAAGATTCATCGCAAGCAAGAAGGGGGAGTAGCAATGCGTCAACCGCCAAGAAGCGTAGAAGCTGAGGTAGGACTCATCGGGTCATGCCTCATTGACGCGGACGCTGCGTCGTTAGCATCAGACATCACACCAGCGGACTTCTCCAAGCCGAGCAACGGCTACGTATGGAAGGCAATCCTTGCCTTGCAGCAGCGTGGCGATGTGCTTGACGTGGTGTCGGTTGGTGAGGAGCTCGCACGTAGCGGCCATCTCGATGACGTGGGCGGCTATGCGTGCCTCTCCGACTTCATGGCCATGACTCCGACGAGCGCCAACGCCAGCCAGTACGCCGACTCAGTACGGACGAAGGCCACGCTACGGCGTATCCTTGCTGCGGCAAGCCGCATCTCGGAGATTGCGTATGCTGACCCAGCCGATGCGAATGAAGCACTCGACAAGGCAGAGGCGGAGATCTATGCCGTCGCTCGCTCGGTCAAGAAGTCTGACTTCGCTGGTATGTCATCGCTTGTGCAGGATGCGGTCTCCAAGCTCGACTGGATTCGGCACAACAAGGGTAGCGGCAGGGGCGTAGGCTCTGGCCTTGCCGCCCTTGATGAGATGACTGGGGGTTGGCAGCAGTCCGACCTCACCATCTTGGCGGCTCGACCGAGCGTGGGTAAGACGGCGATGGCGCTCAACATCGCGCAGCACGCGGCCATCAAAGAAGGCAAGCGAGTAGCGATCTTCTCGCTGGAGATGAGCAAGGATCAGTTGGCTACCCGCCTCATGGCTGGTGTGTCTGGCGTAGACATCTTCCGTATCCGACGCGGCGACGTTGAGGGTATGGACTTGGCTCGCATCGCAGCAGCCGTGCACCACCTTGAGAGCGCGAGCATCTTCATTGACGACAGCCCAGTCGCCTCGCCCGTAGACCTGCGCTCAAAGGCGCGTCGGCTTGCGGCGGATGGCGGTCTTGACCTGATCGTCGTGGACTACCTGCAACTCATGATGCCCACGAAGCAGACGAAGGAGGGCAACCGCGTAGTCGAGACCTCCGACATCAGCCGTGGGCTAAAGGCAATGGCGCGTGAACTCAACGTGCCAGTCATCGCCTTGTCGCAGCTCAGTCGAGCAGCCGAGCATAGAGAAGGAGGCCAGCCACGATTGGCTGACCTCAGAGACTCTGGTGCGATTGAGCAGGACGCTGACCTAGTGATGCTGCTATGGAGACCGAACGGTCAGGAGCATGGGCAGGCACGGGAGCGAGTGAAGTTGTCGCTGTCGAAGCATCGCAATGGTCCGACTGGAGAAATTGATTTGGTCTTCGTCAAGGCGACGACGACCTTTAGCGAAGGAGACTTGTAAGATGTTTGAGGGATTGAAGGCAGACGGATTCGATGACTGCGTGGTCGGCGTTGGGCGCCAGTTCAACAATGACGTCGTGGTCTATGATCAGGACAGGATCATCAAGAAGTTAGCCGATGACTTCACTGAAGGGTGTGAGGATGGGCACGATAGGGACTCAGAGTGCGACCACTACTCGGAGGCAGAGGAGTACTTCGAGTTCAACATCGTTGGCGGATACGTCGGTGTGAACACGCCAGTCTATATTCGACTCGGCTCACTTGACGAACTCATTCAAGAAGAGTAATATGTCTTAGATCGGGTGGCCCTCCTACCCGACTTCCGACCCCTACCTGTGTTGTGTCAGGTAGGGGTCATTCTTTTTCGCAGGCTGGGCAACTACCAAAATACTTTCCAGCGTGGTCGTGCATGGCAGACAGGGGAAGGTCGGACGGGATCTCTCGACCGACAAGGGTCTCGTAGATGATGCCATTGTCTCGGCACCACTGGCGTAGGGACTTACCTTCCGCGATTGCCTTAGCGCGAAATAGTTCCCTGATCTGTTCGTCCTGCTCGCTCACGGCGGATCAACTCCAATGCAAGGTGAACCCCGACAGCGGCGATCTGCCGCTCGTGTGGGGATAATAGGGGTAGGACATTACCCATCGTAGCAATCGCGCTCTCTGTGGCTCCTAGATCCCTCTGGATAGACGTCAGTCTCTGCTCCAGAAGGTCTAGATCAAGACTCTGCGCCATCGTCGGCGCTGTCGTAGTCCACCTGAAGGTTCGTCCACTGCCCATCGATTAGGCTAAGGAGAATCAGCGCGTAGTTGGCTGAGTCAATGAGGGCATCCCGTACCGACGGGTGCTGGAGTTCGGCAAGGGACGCATCGGAGAGGACGACGCGCCCCTTGATTACCGAACCGTTGAGAGCTTTCTTAACGCGACTCATCTTGTCGTCGCTCATGCGGGAGAACACACCAGGTACGCCGAGCGACTCAATGTTCGCTGGGCCATACTGTCGCTGTCTCTCTACAAGGATGCCCTTGGCTTCGTCGTAGAGGGTGGTAAAGTATCGCTCAAAGTCCTGGGTCTTCGGTGTGTTCTTCATACAGCCTCTCTAGCCATCTGGCTTTCTGCTTACCGACAACAAACGATGCGACCGCCATCTTCTTGCTGCACTTCAGACACTCGTACAGCCGAAGGCTATACTCCTGCAACCGATACGGCTTCTTGCGTGATGGCTTGATGTCGCCCTTGCAGGTCAGACATTCAAGTCCAGAGTTCACTTCTTGCGGTCAGCCGCAAGAATGGCAACGCTGAACGCTGCCAATGCGCCGAACGGGAACGGGGCAAGCGAGCCGAGCGCGGCGGCTACTCCGTAGAGCAGCGTCGTGCGTGCGCTAGAGCTGGTTGCTGGTGCAGTCACGAACTGACGGATCACCTGAGTTGCCGTGTACTCTTCCTTTTCCAATGGTTCAGTCGCCAAGATCGATCTCCTTTACGATTGCATTGGCCGCGTTAGCGGCAATGGATTCCTTGTTCGGCGTGTTCTCCAGAGCCGACAAGATGATGGAATAGATCTGAAGCCAGACCTGAGAGACACTCAGCGCGTCAGGCTTCTTCTTCTTATACGAGACGCTCACTCTTCGTCAAACGCCATCTCATCGCCGACACGCTTCCATTCACGGAGTGCCGTGATTGTATCGCTGGTGCCGAAGATGTTCGCCTTCTGATCCTTCTCGCTAATGATCAGGTTCAAGGAGGTTGCCTTGACGACAGCCTCAACTTCTGGAAGCGAGGTATACGCAATGGCGATCTCATGCTCTGCTCGGTAGATGTCCGTCGTGGCATAGACCACGCTGGTATCTTCGTGGGCGATGAAGCCGCGACCCCACCACCACGGGGCGAAGAAGACCTTGCCGTCGCCAGCCACCATCTCCTCAGCAATGGTCTTGCCGAAGAGCGACGACGCTGGGTCAAGGTTCACTGCGAAGATCGTTGCCTTGCCAGATGCCAGCCACATAGCCTTGGCCATCTGACGCTGCGCGTGGATGCCACGAACGGTTCCCCTCTTCGACCAACTCATGTTGATCTGTCGGAAGCCGAAGTCTTTGAGGACTTCGGTGAAGAACCCGCGATTATCTGAGTAGACGTTTGACTTAATGACTGACGGTTCAAAGCTCACTTGATTCCACCTTTCCAAACCATGCTACGAAGTCGTCAAAGTCGACGACCGCCAATGCCCTGCGCCGTGTGCCAGCACCAGGGGAATCGCCGACCACTAGCACGGGCAACTGCCCAGCCTTCGGCTTTAGTTCACGAAGCCACTTATCCAGACGCTCTGGATAGGAGAGGCCAACCTTGCACTGAATCACAAACACGCCAGCCTGCACGTCGTCCTTGCCGCCGTACATCCCAGTGCGCTTGCCGTTCAGTCGAGTAGCGACCTCGCGCTCAAAGGCATTGCCACGCTGACGCGCACGCTTGCCACGAACTGACCGCTCTCTGTTTGCCTCATCAATGGCTAGGTCTTTCATCTTACCCACGGAGCAACCTCGCTGTCTGTGCCTTTCGACCATCGCCTAGGTTGACCTTCTCGCCCAACTCAATGGCTCCAGCCTCAAGCAACTGCTTGTTGAGAACCCTGTTCTCAATCGTCTCCCTCAAAAAGAACCAACCTTCTGGTGGCTTGATACCTTCGTCAAGGTAGCGCCGCGAGAGGAATGCCCAGACGCGGAACATCTTGGTATCCGCAGCCCAGCAGACATCTTCTCGCTGGATCAACTCTAGGTTGTCATCCAGGAAGCGACCGTCGCGTCTTATCTCTTCGGACATACTCGATGCTGCCAACGCCAACCTGTGCGCCTACCTTCTGGAACCCAGAAGATGAGCTTCACCTTCATTGCGTCGCCCTCTTTCTCAATGTCCGTGGCGCACTCAGAGCAGACGGGGTTCAGCCACGCTGCGGCCCTCTTCCCCTCTGCCCTGGCTACCTTTTTTACTGCCACATCGACTCCATCAGTTTCTGTGACGTGCTGTTTTCGTAGAGCCGAATGGCAGCCGAGTTCGCGGAGTTGTCCATGAACTCAGCCACCATTCGGCAGAGGTCTCGCGGATCAATCTTGCAGAACGAGCAGCCTTCGTTGTGCTGACCCTGAGACTTGAATGTCGAGATACGCGCCAGCGCACAGGTAGCGGCTGCTACTGCGCTCTCTGGCGTGGTGATCACG